CCAAAAACCGTTTGACAATCACAGCACAACACATTATAATTAAATCGAACTGCGGGTGTAGCTCAGTGGTAGAGCGAATCGTTGCCAACGATTAGGTCGTGGGTTCAATTCCCTTCACCCGCTCCAACTTCGGGGTGTGGCCCAGCCTGGTAGGGCGCCTGGATGGGGTCCAGGAGGTCGCTGGTTCGAATCCAGCCACTCCGACCATTAATATGTTTAAATATACTCATGAATAATTCCAACATTGTATGGAGTAAGATCACTTGCCCATACTGCGATATGGCAAAAAAATTGCTGATCAAAAAGGAAATAGTATTTGAAGAAAAAATAATAGGTCAAGGCTACACAAGAGAACAATTATTGGAGGCGATTCCTTCTGCTAAAACTGTGCCACAGATCATCCTGCGAGGCAAACTTATAGGTGGTTATGATCAACTGAAAAAATATTTTGACGAAGGGGGTCGATAATATGTTAAAAATGCTGCAGGACATCACAGAAACTGATGTGTATTCTGTAAAATTGGTATCCAAAGAGGAACTGATAGGCAGAATCGTTGAAATCACCGAACATGAAATACGCATGCGCAAACCCATGTGCCTTGTGAATTCAGGCAGCGGCATAGGAATGATTCCTTGGGTCATCACAGGCTCTGGACTGGAAATATATCTACAGATAAAACATTTGCTCACAGTGGATAAGGCCAGCAAGGACATAGCGTCCAGCTACATACAAAGCACCACAGGATTGACATTGTAATGAACAAAAGAATGATATTGTGTGACGTGGATGGTGTGCTGCTGCTTTGGGAACAGGCTTTTGATCAGTGGATGCTGCGTCAAGGATTTCAAAAAGTCAAAGAAAACAGCTATGACATTGAACAACACTACAACATTGAAAAAGCACAAGCAAAATTATTGATTCAAATATTCAACGAAAGTGCCGGCATTCGTTATCTGGATCCCATTGATGGCGCCAGCACTTATGTGAAAAAGTTACATGATGACGGCTATGAGATGAGATTGATCACCAGTCTTACACTGGAGCCTATGGCTCACAAAGCACGACAGGACAATCTACAGGACAAGTTTGGCAATGTGTTTAGGAATGTGATATTTTTAGACACTGGCAGCGAGAAGGACGAAATACTGTCACAGATGCCCAAAGGCAGTTTTTGGATAGAAGACAAACCTAAAAATGCTTTGGCAGGTGTGCAGCAAGGCATGGTGAGTATTTTGTTTTCGCACCCACACAACAAAGATTTCAAACACCAAGATGTCAAAAGATGTGAGAATTGGAAAGAAATTTACCAATACATCAGCATGTACCCCAATTAAATTGGTAACATTGACTATTGATTTGTGATTGAACAAGTGATATAATTAAAAAGAATTGAACACAGTTCGATTCGTTATGATATCATTAACAACAAGGAGAAAACAATAATGCCTACACATGAAGAAATAGTGCAAGCGTTTGAATCTTACAAGCTGGAGAATGAATCCTTTGAAACCAAAGGTGTAAAAGCTGCGGCTGCAAGAGCGCGAAAAGCTCTAGGGATTCTTTCAAAATCTTCTAAATTAAGAAGAAAAGAAATCCAAGAAAAAAAGAACTCATTAAGTAAAAATTAAATTTTACTGATCAGCACGGAGCATATCCGTGCTGATTGACCACAGTTTCACTTATATCTCATCTATTCTGACTAAATAACACTCTAAACAAATAATAAGTAAAAGTATAAATGTTAACCGGTAAAATCAAGTGGTATAATGCTGCTAAAGGCTATGGTTTCATAGTGCCAGAAGACGGCAGCAAAGACGTGTTCGTTCACGCCACAGCATTAAAGAGTGCTCAAATTTCCAGTCTAGAAGAAGGACAATCAGTGTCCTACGAATTGATTGAAAGTAGGGGCAGACAGGCTGCGGGCAACCTAAGAATCATCTAGCACAATCACACATACAACTTCATGCTGCGCCCTAGCCATGAATGACACTTTAAAGGTTGACAAACACAAAAAATAATGCTTAAATAATCATACGAGCGTTGATAGGAGTGGAATAAATTGTCTGGACCGGGCTCGATGCCCGCACCTCCACCAAATTCACTCGCGAGTAACACACCTGATGTGCTACACGGGGGTGAAAAGATTCGACAGCAATCTAAAGACTCAAGGAGTTCGTCGGTGAGGCATGACCGTCAATCAGTCCAACTTACAAATGGCAAAACGCCTTTTGTTGCAGAGTTAAAAATTCCTTCTAACCTATTGGTTAGATCAGAATTATTGGCAGCCTAAAAGCCTGCTAACTCCGAGTGTGATTGTGCTTGGGAACAGAACACAATCTGGGTGGGAGGCAACTCCCACTCAAAAAAAATCCATAAATATTTCATATGAAGCATTATGTGATAGAAGGGCGTCATCAAGATCCCAACAATTATCAAAGCATATGGCAAAACACATTGAAACATTATGGACCCATGGATTTTGACACAGCACATCGGTTGGCCAAAGATTTGGTAATGAAAAACATAGACGATTTTCACCACAGAGCTTGGGTTTTGGATCACAAAGAATGGAACCAATTTTATGCACACAGAAATAAGGTACAGTCTAGAGTTGACAAAAAATAAAAAATCACATATCATGACAGAATGACTTGGAAAACAAAAGTCACAATTTGGTCATACAAATTTTGGCGATGGTTCAAAAGTAGAAAACAGTTCTGGGCAGTATCACTGTTGGTAATTATAGGATATTTGTTGGGCACATTCTATCCCAACACAAAGACTCAAAACAGCATTATCTCTGGTCCTTTGGAGGATCTACGCAAAACCGCTCGCAGTCTAGGACTGGCTGAACCCTCTTTCAACTATTACAATCAAACCACATTCATTCAATCTGTGGATCGCTGTATAGATTATGTGTATTTTGACATGCATCGAGATCAACACATACCCAAAGCCATCATTATTGCCATGGCGATGATAGAATCAGACAACGGCAGCAGTAGGTTTGCTTTGGAAGGCAACAATCTGTTTGGAGTGCGAACTTGGGATTTGAACGAACCTCAAATGAAGCCCTATTTGAAATTGGATGCCAAATGGGGAGTAAAAAAATACAAAACCAAATGTGCCAGTGTGCGTGACATGATTGACATACTGAATCACAAAGATGTGCATAAAAAATTTAGATTCGAACGCAATGCTCAAATGAGAAAAGTCAATCCAGACGTTTTTAAAATTGTGGATGAATTGGACAAATGGGCACAGAATCCCTATTATCGTCAACAGATCAAAGATGTGATCAAAGACAATCTAACACAGTATATGCCTGTGGCGAAGAAGTAGCCCAAAGGACCAACAGTTTAATTTGTGGGCCCTTTGAGTTTCTTTTTTAACACAAGTGGTTTGGGATTGATGATCCAATCTTTTTTCAACAACAGCACTTGCTTTTGTTTAGGCCAAGTGTACATTACTTCTTGATTTTTGAAATCAAACCATTGATAAGGTCTTTGCCAAAGTAGCCAAGAGCAATACCTATGATTAAAGTGATAATTACTGTAAACATAATATATCCTTTGTTGTTTTTTTGTAGTAGTATTTATGCTTTTTTGAGCCTTGACAAAAATATTAACAGACACTATAATAGAGGATATGGGCTACATTATGACACACATTGCCAAAAGAATTAAACATAGATTAGCTCGCACTAAAAAACTGGCTCAAGCAAGACGCGAGCACAAGGCATGGCTGAAAAGTCAAGGACTGGACAACATAAAAATACCCAAAGGCTATGGTCAGGAAATGCCGGATTACAGCACAAAGAAAAAGATGCCTCCCACATCAGATCGCATCACAGGTGAAACAAAACGCAAACCTGAACAGCATTACAGCGGTGAACGCAAATTGATAGGTATTGGTTTGATGCACAAAAGCAATCTCGTGCCTGTGTGGGATGAAGAATCCGCTATTGAAATATCTAAAATGCGTCGCAACTAAATGGTTGCAATCCTACAAGCGATACTATTGTTTGGTTTGGGAATTTTAATTGCTTGGATTGTTTACAGATACAAAATTAAAAAAATTAAATAGTTATATCTTCAAACGATTTGTCTTTGAGATTCAAGTTCTCTTTAATTGCTTTCAATTCAAGCTCATTCACACACCAAGTGCGCCCTGAACTGTCTGGCAGTTCATTTTGTATTTTTTCCACCACTTCGACACTGTATGTCCTACAGTCCATTTTGGTGTCAAAAGTCTTGATTATTTGAAAGTTTTCACATTCGTTAAACAAACAAATGGTTACAATTAAAAAAAATTTCATACAATATATTTAATAAGTTGTTGGTTAAAGTTTTATGTCAGCTTATTGTTTTTTGCAACACTGCTATGCTACAGCGCTGGTGTGTCCTGCTTGGCTAGTGGTCTATGCACAGGCACACTGCTGGTCATGGGCATCGTCGCTACACTGTTGGCTTGCAGTTTTTCTTGAGTGCGACCAAATGCAGTGAGTCCCAACACAGCACCCATGGCCACATGGTACAATCCTGCGCCTTTGAGTGTGAGTGGTTCCCATGCTGTGACAGGATTTCCTAAAGATGCTTGAAATGCTGCCCACATGATGGGAAACAGTATGAAATCTGTAGTGCATGTGATCATGTAGACCCATCCCATCATGGGTCGCCATCTTTTCTGCATCCAGTCTTCTTTTTTAGAGCCTTCGGGAGATTCAGACTGCATTTCAAATGTAGTGGTTTTTGTTTGATTTTCTAGCATAGTTGTATTTATGTATTTTGGAAGTTAAATTAGCAGTTATTGCAGAGGTTTATTGAATATCTTTTCCAGCAGTGATTTACAAGCATCATGCCAGTAGTGTCCACAACTACGCAGTCGTTCATTTTGCCTGCGTAATTTTTCCAGATGTTTTGTCAGTGTGCGACACTGTGCGGCAGTCAATCGTTGTGTGGTGCTGCTGAGTTGATCCAAACGCCTAATCACTTCATCTATAGCAGGGCAAGTGATATCAGGCACTCTGGGTGCATTTTTACGCACACTTTTCCACAGTGCTTTGGCTTGCAATTTCTTTTTCATCCATATATTTAGAATTGTAGAATTTTTTCAATAGTGCTTACTTTATTAATTAACAGCTCAGTTTTGGTTAACCATATCACAAAATGCTAATGTATATGCGGATTATTTTTTGTAGTTTTTGATTGACTATTGCACACACAGAACTTATACTCGTGTTATGATAGAAAAGTCATACAACATCAAAGGAGGCTCAATGAAAGGCTTAACAATGGCCGCTGTTGTTTCTTTGGCACTATTGACCAACTGTGCAAACAGAATGGTAGGTATTCCAACAGAAAACACAGCAGAAAAACAAGTGCCGGCGTGGTACTTACAACACGCAGACACAGGATCAGAAGGCTGGTTTTGGAACAAAGAAGGTATGTTCTATGCAGTGGGCAGTGACGTGTCGCCAGACATGGAAATGTCATACAAAAAAGCACTGATCAAGGCCAAAGCCAAAGTAGTAGACCGTGTGGTGGGTGAAATGAACAATAGAACTTCCTACAAGCTGGATGAAACTGGCAATGCAGAAAGAACTATTGGCAAGGTAGAAGCACAGGAGTTGATTGTGAACGTGATAGAAAGCACAGCTCTTAGAACATATGCAGTGGACAAGAAGTTGACTGTGTACAATCCAGAACTTACAAATTACAGAAGTTTTGTGCTGATAAAAATCACCAAGTCAGACGTGGATGCTATTTTGAAGAAGTACGAACAGGACAAACAAAATAAATTGTTTAATTTTAAATCTAACAATTTAGAAAAGTCCTCAGATAAGTTATTAGAAAAATCGAGGTAAGCAGTGCCTAGATTTGATTATCTTATAGCAGCCACCGTTCTAACTGCAGCACTCCTATGGAGTGGGTTAGCATTAGGGGGTGGACCTTGGAGCAATCAATACTGTAATCTCAAAACAGAAACAGTGATTGTGAAAGATCCACAGGGCAACATCATCAGCGAAGACACCGTGGAAAAAATGGTGTGCGATGATGGTCGCAAAGACTTTTTAGAATACAGTGGCATTGCCAAGAGCTGTAGAGAGTTTTGGTATGAAATTAAACTGGCAGATAATTGGGTAAACAAAAAAGGTTATGTGTGTCAAAAATTTGATGGCAGTTGGGAAATCGTTCGCGATCGCAAGTAGTCTTTTACTACTGGGCCATTGCGCCACGGCTCCCACAGTGCAGGTTCCTGTAGAACCTAGATCATCTCACAGTTCAGTAGAGACTGTGTACAATAGTGAATTGAGTACCCCCAGTGTGATCACGAATTTTCTAAGATTCCACTATTATATGTTGCCTGAAGAGGATAAACTTACGCAGAGAGAGACAATATTTTTTGCATTGAATAATTTAGATCACGATGTGGTTACCAGTTGGTACAACAGCAAAAACAACACACAGGGTCATGTGAAGGTGGTCAGCAGTTATCCCACAGGCAGTGGTTATTGCAGAGTAATTCTAAGTCAGATCATATATAAAGGCAAACAACGCAGTTTTAGTGAAACTGCCTGTTTAAGCAACACCACACAGAGCTGGATTTTTACAAAATAACGCACAGCACAAGATAAATATATCCTATAAGGATAGATTATCATGTACATGGGCTTGATTACATTGTTCACTGCATTTGCACTCAGTGCGGCTGCCATCTATTTCAGTGTGGTGGGTTTGGTGGCCATATTCACCGGAGCTGTAGTGCCCATACTGTTCATGGGAGGCACATTAGAAATTGCCAAACTGGTGGCTGCCAGTTGGTTGTATCGTAATTGGCAGGTGGCCAGCAATTTTATGAAAACCTATCTCAGCATTTCTGTTTTCATACTGATGGTGATCACCAGCATGGGTATCTTTGGATTTTTATCCAAATCACATTTGACTCAAGGAGCCACATCCAGCAACAACACTCAACAAATTGCCATAATCAACAGTCAGATCAAAAGCGAGCAGGACGTGATCGAACGCCAGCAGGAGATCATCAAGCGAAACTCCGGCTCGGGCGGTGGATCCGGTGAGCGGATAGCACAGTTGCGCGACAAGATCAAGCAGCTGGACCGAGAAGTTGAGGCCTACACATCACAAGGTTCAACCAGCACATTCTTTAACGACAAAGTGGCCAAGGGTATAGAATTAAAGAACAAACAGAAGGAAGAGCGAGATGCCATAGACAGGGAGATACGTCAACTGACCACCAGCAACCAGGGCAACAACGCTCAGGCAGAAGCACAGATATCACGCAGCCAGCAGAGGATACAGCAGCTGATCAATCAGCGGGCACCACTGCAAACCGCTCAGGTCAAGATAGACGCGGAGATAGGCCCCATCAAATACATTGGGGAATTATTTGTGGACTTGGGCCTAGTGGACAAAGTGAACACAGACATAGCAGTGCGATGGGTGATTGTGTTGATAATCTTTGTGTTTGACCCATTAGCAGTGCTGTTGTTGATTGCAGCACAACAGAGTTTTCGTCAGCACTTTGCTGATAGAGGAGCACCTCCCGCTGCCAGCATACCCAAAGAGTTACCTAAACAACCTGACAGCGGCACAAAGCCAGTGAGTTCATTAGTTACCAAATTAAAAGGATTTAGTTTCAAAAAAAAAGACTTGACTGATAGTAATAACAGCACATTATCAGACCCAGTGCCACCTGCCCCTGTGCAAGAAACTGCAAAGAGTTTGAGATTCAGCGAGTTGTTTCCTAACTACAAAGCCGCTGTGCCTGTGCAGGAAGTGACAGTGGAACCCACTGAAACTCAAATAGACAATGACGAAGGTGAAGTGTTATTGATCAACAATGAAGAATTAAAAACACGTTTGGAATATTTTAAAAATCAAAAGGAAGCTGTGCATAAATGGAAAAGTGAACAAACCAATCCTGTGAACACCATTAAAAAATTAAGATTTAATTATGTCAGCGGCAGAACAAACAAACTGCCATGGGAGACAGAAAACACAGATATTCCACCCATGCCCATTGAACAATGGAATCAGATGATAGAATCTGCAGAACAGGCCTTGGAGGAAGATCAAAAAAAAAAGGCTTACATAGTAAAAGAGGATCAAACACAGGTGCGCAAACTAACCAAATAGCATCCAAATATGTGCAGAATGAGGAACAGAGTCAAGACTCATTATGGCAAAAGATTCAAAAATAACACACTAATTAATACATAATGACTCAAATACACATTATCACAGCACCTGATCTACTGCTGAATAACAATTACAAAATATTGATGGTGTATCCTGACGATCAAATCAAAACAGACTTCAACAAACACGTGATTCAAATGGATCATGATATCAATCTATATCTGTATGAATCCGCTGACATCAAAACTGATTGGCTGATACAGGTGGCCAATCTAGTGGATGGCATACTGCTGAATGCAGATAGAATGAAAGAAGATAGATGGTTGCTGGGCTATTTGTTGTCATTGAATCATACCTATTATTTCACTGCAGATGTGAATGATCCTTATGTGTTGCTGAATAAAAATAGGATTTTTGATTGTGAACCCATGTTTGAACTGATTAAGAAAAAGTAACATGACTCTCAAAGCTGATCTTTGGTTTCCACAAATTGTATGGAAAGACACACTGACCAACATAGATAATTTGGCTGTGAAAGATTTTGTGCTGGCGGAACAAACACGCAATCAAGGCAAACACAGCAGCAATCAAGGAGGTTGGCAGAGCGAAGATTTTCTTGTTAATTCTGCTATACCAGATACAGTGGCCCACATGTTATTGATGTTGAATAATCAAGTGTTGGATGCTTCCAAACAGGCCGGACTGCCAGCAATTAAAATATGCAATTACTGGTTCAATGTGAATGTGAAAGGCAACTACAATACGGTGCACAATCATCAGCACAGCATATTGAGCGGAGTGTATTATGTGGATATACCTGATAACAACATGGGTGCAATTGAATTCTATCGTGATGATGATGCACAGTATTACATACCAGAAAACCTAAACAGATACAATCAATTCACCAGCACCAAAGCCACATACCAAGCACAAACAGGACTGCTGTTGATATTTCCCAGTTGGCTGAAACATTTTGTGCAGGTCAATCAAAGTGATAAGCCTAGAATTTCCATGAGTTTCAACACAGAAATACTGCAGAATTCTCACAGCAATTTTACCAAAAACTCTTGACAAAAGCAGTCTGATGCATTATATTAACATAGTCACTTGATTGTGACACTGTGTAATGAGCTTTATAGGCATTGCACAGCAACTCGCTAAAACAAAAGGAGAAAAACATGAACAATAGAGCACTAACTATCTTCAACCAACTAAGACCCGTTTCAGTGGGCTTTGACAATTTCTTCGATCATTTTGAAAGAATGTTCGATCAGGATTTTGAAATTCCTACTGTGAACTATCCACCATACAATATTGTTAAGACTGGTAAAAATCAGTTCAATATTGAATTGGCACTTGCAGGTTACAACAAGAAGGACATTGAAGTGACTGTGGAAGAAGGTCAATTGACTGTGAAATCCAAGAAAATGGAAAAAACACAATCAAAAGACTCCAATGGTGAGATACTGCACAAGGGCATCGCCAGCAGATATTTTGAAAGATCATTTGCAATCGCTGATGACATTGAAATCAAAAGCGCAGAGCTAAAGGATGGTCTCTTAACTATATCACTGGAAAAGATAGTACCTGAGGCTAAAAAACTCAGAACCATCGATATACTATAATATCAGGCGTGGAGTGTGGCAACACACTCCACATAAATACACATATGAGCACAAAGACAAACGTTATACTAGATGAAAAAGTAGAACAGATAGTCACTGAGCCAGACATGGTCAAAGTAATCATGCTGAATGACGAAGTCACTCCGGTTGACTTTGTGGTACAATTATTAATACAAATTTTCAAACACTCCGCAGAAACTGCCAAAGAAATCACCTTAAAAATACACACTGAAGGATCAGGCATTGTGGGTGAATACAGCTATGAAATTGCTGAACAAAAAACCAAAGAAGCTGTGGAAGAAAGTCGCAGTAGAGGATATCCCTTACAAGTAAGAATGGAATAAAATGAGCCTAAAGGACTTAACCTGGGAGCATCACAAAAATGCTGAACGTCAAAAATTCGTCAAGGTTATGTTCTCCGGTAAAATCGATCCCAAACTTTACGCCACATTTCTTTTCAATCAACATCAAGCATATGACCTATTAGAAGCAATGGCCATGGCACATGGCATATTCAATGACATGCCAGATGTGAGAAGAGCTCCTAAAATTTATGAAGATTTCAAAGAGCTTTGGAAAGATGACACACTGCCTGATGTGAAAGACAGCATCAAAGAATACATACAACATTTAAAAACTATCAAAGACGACAAACAGGCACTGATGGCTCATGTATATGTGAGACACATGGGTGATTTGAGTGGTGGTCAAATGATACGCAAAAAAGTGCCAGGTTCTGGACACATGTTTGATTTTGAAAACATTGATTATGCCAAAGCTGTAATACGATCCAGAATCAACGATGACATGCAGGAAGAAGCCAAGAAATGTTTTGAGTTTGCCACAAAATTGTTTAGAGAGATGTTGAATGAAGAAACGATCTAAAAAGTTTAAAGATTTTCCTGGCAATTTGATCAAAGTAAAAGTGTTGGAAGATGAAATAGCACATCTCAAAACTTTACTGCAGGAACATGACACTGGTCACATATACACCACCATCGACACATTACAAGACAGAGTGCGTGAACTGAAAGGATTGTCAGTAGAATGAGTTTCATATGGGAGTTGCTGATTGATTGTCAGAACAACATTATCAATGAATTCAACAAAAGAGGCAAAGAAATCGAAGAGCCCGGCATGAGCAGATTCAATCAACCACAGAATGGTTGGATTAATCGTGTGTGGCAAACTGAAAATTGCAGACGCTGTCACATAGATGTGGTAGATGCCAGAGAGAGCAAAGCACTTTGGATGATGCACGTGTGTGTGTTTCCACATCTGCACAACAATGGTCCCATATTTGGATTTGATGTGATAGCAGGTGAAAATAAAATGACTGGTGCTTTTCACGATTTCAGTCGCAGTTCAGGAGGTGAAAATCATCCAATGATTGACTGGTACAAACACGCAGTCAGTGAATATGTGCCCAGCAAGGCTAGAACACTGCCGGAATGGGCCCGCAACATTTTTAGCTCTGCCATGATAGCCGCAGGCAATGTGAAAACTAATGAAGAAGCACAGGCCATAGTGAAACTGGCCACCAACAATCTACAGGTGTATTTTGACAGCATTGGACAATATGATCACACTGCCAAAATCGAAGATACAATTACAGCTCAAAACTATTATTGCCATAATCAGCAACAAAATCCGCACACTCCAAGGGTAATGAAAAGTCTTGGTTTGAATGAACAAGATGTGGAATTGTTCTGCACAGATGCACTGTTTCCGAAAATAAGATAGTTTGACTTCAAACATATTTTGTGTTATTATCATATGATGAAAGACCAATACAATAAAATACTGGACAAAACAGCAGTATTGTATGAAAAATCGCTTTACATATCCAGGTTGATCAACGACACTCCTGGTTCTTTAAGCAGTGAACAAATAAAATTTGAAATAGAAGATCTACAAGCTCTAGCAAGAGATGTGGCTAATGCTCAGATACTCAAGCATGATAATAACATTTGAAGGCGGCAGCGCTCAATTAAAAGATCTCACTGAAGGATTGATAAGATTTGCGGCTGCTAGATTGATGTCAAGAAAATTGATAGACAAACTCATAGTGGATGTAGAATTCAGTAAAAAACTTCTCAAAGAGGACGGTTTATTAGCAGAGATGGATTTTGATGATAGGAACCACTCACCTAGAGAATTTACATTGACTGTGGACTGCACAGTGCCGTTGAGAAGAATTATGGAGAGTGTAGCTCATGAAATGGTGCACGTGAAACAGTATGCCACAGGACAAATGGTAGAGATGTATAGAACAAAACAGATCAAATGGAATAAAAGAAAATTTAAACAAGAGCAATTTCCATATTGGGATCGCCCTTGGGAAATAGAAGCACATGGCAAAGAACTTGGTTTATTTGTGCAGTGGGCAGAGCACAGTGGATTGGCTTCACAGTCTTGGACACAGGAGCAGTATTTTCATAAATAAATTTCTACGGAGTATGTCACATGAAAAAACGTTGTTATTTCAAACACGTGGATCGCATCAAGCAGGCTCTTGCTCGCAATGCACAAGTTCGCAACTTTAAACCTACTCTGTATCAATCACGCACTTGGTTTAAAATACTGAATTCTCATGTGTTTAATAACACATTGAAAATACCTTCAATGACTGTGGCTAGACGCAAGGAGATCATGGGCCAATGCACAGCCAGTTGGGACGCTAGAGTGCTTGGTCGCAAAGGCAAATGGAATCAACGCAAAATACCCTACAGTAATCCCACTATCAGCTATCAGATAGACATGCATCATCGTTTTGACACTTGGCGTGATTTTTTAGAAACAATGGCTCACGAAATGGTTCACTTGTATCAGATGACTGTGTTGATGGATCCTTATGCCAATCACAACAAACACTTCTTTAGATTTAGAAATAAATTTAAAAAGTTTGGATTAAATTTGACGAGATAATAAACCTTATTTATCTATATTTGGATTAGTCAGGTGTTCTAGGGTGATTATTTCATCTTTTGGCAACACTGTGGTATCTTCTGTGTGTTTTCCTTGAGATTTACTCTTTGCCCACGATTTATAAGACATTTCTTTGTCGGCCTTATATTCTTGACGTCTAATTTGTCTTAAACTCTTTTTGGACATACAATACTTATCTTAAGGTTGACTTACATACCAAATAATGCTATATTTTAGAATATTTAACATAAACTACTCAAGACTGAATGAAAATTGAAGTGAGAAACAACAATGTGGAAAAGGCAATGCGTATCCTGAAGAAAAAGATGAAACGTGAAGGCATTTTTCAAACTATGAAGGAAAAAGAATTTTATTTAAAACCCAGTGCTAGGCGCAGAGAGGAACAGAAAAAAAATCGTGCCAACATGCGCAGAACAATACGTTTAAGAGAAAACAATTTATAACACATGAATTGGTTGACCTATGCAGTGCCTAGGGAAAGACTGCTGCACTATGTGGTGTTGTTGCTAATAGTCATGTATGTGGGACCTTATTTGTTGCTGAATAGAGATCCAAAATTTATTGAATTGGTTAATAATTATTTAATTTTTGATCTTTTGTACTATTTGTTTTTCATAAAATTAAGATTGACAGATGAGGAATAAGACAGTAAAATACACACATGATTAACAGAGTTCATTATAAAGATGTGTGTGATCTGACCTGCACAGACAATGGTCAAACACGCCCAGCAGAAGTGTTGAATTTTAATGCTAAAAATTTTTTAAGTGTCAGTTTGAATAGAACAGTGAGATTGGAAATGCGTTATGACGCCAAACATGATCAATATGTGGGCAATATGGCCAACATGGAATTCACAACCAAAGGACCACAAGTAATTTAATATGCCACATCTAGTGCCCATAGTAATAGAACAGGAAGCCAGAGGAGAAAGATCCTATGACATTTACAGTAGACTGCTGAAGGATCGATTGGTGATGTTGGACACAGAAGTGACTCCTAACAGCAGCAGTCTTATAGTGAGTCAATTATTATTTTTAGAGAGTGAAGACGTCAAAAAACCCATACATTTTTATATCAATTCACCAGGTGGATTGGTCACAGCTGGATTGGCCATCTATGACACCATGCAGTATTTAAAATCGCCAGTGTACACTTATGTGATAGGACAGGCCTGCTCTATGGGCAGTCTTCTTGCACAAGCAGGTGCATCTGGCTACAGGTATATGCTGGCTCATGCTAGACACATGATTCATCAACCATCAGGTGGCGCACAAGGACAAGCCACCGACATACAAATTCATGCTGAGGAAATCCTTAAATTGAAAAAGGAGCTCACTCAAATCTATGTGGATCACAATTCTAAAGGTAAAACTTTTGAAGAACTGAGCAGAGATATGGAGCGAGACAAATATTTCAATGCTCAAGAATCACTTCAGTATGGATTAATAGATAAAATCTTAACCAAACGCGAATAATTTCGGAGGAAAGATTAATGAAAAAAAAGTTGACAAGATCCAGAAAATCTGCTAGTATATTATCAAGATTGTTTGGATTTTCAAACATATCTAATAACAAAGGAGTTAACTCGATGAGAACGAGAAAAACAACATCAATCCAAGACCGAGTACAAGCCGCTTTAGAAAGTGGTGAAGCTTTGACTGCATCTGCTATCAAAAATAGATTTGGTGCGTCTAATCCAGGTGCTGTAGTACAAGCTCTTAGATTCAGAGGTTTTCCAGTGTTTTTAAACACTAGCAAAACTGGATCTAAAGTTTACAGAACTGGTAAAGCTCCTAGAAAAGTAATCGGAGCAGGATATCAAGCCATCGCAAGAGGCTTAATTAAAGTAGACTAATTCATAGCTACTTTCTGTTAGTTAGAACAAAAGGGCAGTTCCAAAGACTGCCTTTTTGTATGATGTGCAAGTCATTGAAACATAAGACCTTTTTGTTGAATATCACTGAAAATATCCATTGATTTTTTTGGTACAAGAAACTATACTATGATAAACAAACAAGGAAGGCACACATGACAAAAACTATACCCAATCCTTTTCCTATCACACTGATGGACAAAGAATCAGTTGAAGTAAAAAATCCTTACTCAGGCGCCAGTGTAATGTTGACACCACAAGCCACCGCAGTGTATGACTGCATCAAGGGAGCAGAAATGTTAGGACATCACAACACTGTGATGAAAGGATTAGATTGGTTCCGACAATACTATCCCAAAGAGTACATGGTATTATTAGATTGACTTTTGCAGTCAGAGAATATATAATACATAGACAGGCAAACACTAACAAAGGCAAAATATGAAAAGGCACATTTACGTTTTAGAAGGCACATACAGAAATAAAAAAGTTGAAAACGCTCTATTCCAAATGGTCAAACCCTATCATCCATATCCACACAAAGATGGTGGATTCGTCACAGTAAAAGTAGATGACTTAAAGGAGTTTCCAGGAGCCACCACTAATGAAATTCGTATCAGTGTGGACAATGAAAATCAGCTGAGAGACAAAGCCCCAGAACAACCAAAAGAAGAAACAGATCAAGAAACCATAGATAGATTAAGAAGAAGATTCGACATACTCACAGAAATGACCAAGGCTTGTAAAAGAGGTGATGTGCGAGCAATGATCGTATCTGGACCACCTGGAGTTGGCAAGTCGTTCGGTGTTGAAACTGTATTACAAAAACATGACATACTGGCCACACTGGGAGACACCAAACCCAAGTATGAAGTGGTGAAAGGTGCTATGAGTGCTTTGGGACTGTATTGCAAACTGTATCATTTCAAAGAGAGAGACAATGTGTTGGTGTTTGACGATTGTGACAGCATACTGTTGGAAGACCTATCATTGAACATACTGAAAGCAGCTTTGGACAGCAAGAGAGTGAGAAAGATTTGTTGGAACACAGAAGCATATAGATTGAGAGAAGAAGGTGTGCCCAGCAGTTTTGAATTCAAAGGCTCTGCAGTGTTCATCACCAATATTAAATTTGATAATGTTAAATCCAAAAAACTTAGAGATCATTTGGAGGCACTAGAAAGCAGAAGTCACTACATAGACCTTACCATAGATACCATCAGAGAAAAGATACTCAGAATTAGACAGATTGTGAAAGATGGTATGTTGAAAGAATATGAATTGGATGCAGACGTGGAAAATCGCATTGTGGAATTTGTGGTAGAACATCAGCGCAGACTGAGAGAGATCAGTTTGAGAACTGTGCTGAAAGTGGCAGATTTGGCCAAAGCATTTCCTGATACTTGGGAAGAAGTATCCGTACAAACCATACTGAAGCCTAGATAATATGAGAACCCAACCACAGGATGTTATTGCTAAACTGGAAGCAGACAACAGTAGACTGGCCAAGGAAGCCATACTGCTTAAAGCCATGCAGGAAGGATTGAATGAATTCTTTGAAGGAGTCCGCATGTGTTTGGATAAACTTTACACATTTGGAGTGAAGCAAGTGCCAGAGAAAGACACAGTGATTCAAGCTCAAGGATGTGAATGGAAGATATTCAAACAGTTGGCAGAACAACTGCATCGCAGAGAACTCACTGGGCATGCGGCTCGTGATGCAATTAATCTTGTGATGAGTTCGGCCACTGCAGAACAATGGAATGGATTTTACAGAAGAATCCTAATCAAAGATTTAAGATGTGGCGTGAGTGAAAAAACAGTGAACAGTGTGGCTACCAAGAACAAATTTAAACAGTATCAAGTGCCTGTGTTTACCTGTCAACTGGCGCATGACAGTGCCAATCATGAAAAGAAGTTGGTGGGCAAGAAAATGTTGGAAGTAAAATTGGATGGAGTAAGAGTGGTCACCATTGTGTATCCTGATGGCAAGGTGGATATGTTCAGTAGAAATGGTAAAGAATTCACAAACTTTGGACACATTGCAGAACAAATATCACAAGTGGTTAAAAAAAGTCCACCTCCATATCCTGTGGTATTGGATGGAGAAGTGATGAGCGAAAATTTCCAGGATCTAATGAAACAGGTACATCGAAAGGAATCCAAAGGCGCTTTGGATGCTGTGTTGCATTTGTTTGATTTTTTACCATTGGAGAATTTTATGAAAGGCTTTTGGGACAAAAAACAGACAGATAGATCAGCCATGCTGAAGGCTTGGTATGAACAGCATAAAAGCAGTTTAAACGCCGTTACAGTGTTGGCACATGAGATTGTGGACTTGGATACAGCTACGGGACAAAAGACCTACACAGAGGTTAATAAGAGGGCAGTAGAGGGTGGATACGAAGGCATCATGATCAAAGATGTGGATGCTGCATATGAATGCAAAAGAAGTCATGCTTGGTTGAAATTGAAACCGTTTATTGAAGTCAGTTTAACGGTGAAATCCGTTGAAGAAGGCACAGGTAGGAATGTGGGTAAACTGGGTGCATTCATTGTGGAGGGTGTGGACGATAAAAAAATAATCAAATCAAATGTGGGCTCAGGACTGACAGATGAACAACGTGATGAGTTTTGGAAAGACAAAAAATCATTGATTGGGCAGGTGATTGAAGTGAGAGCAGATGCTATCACCCAGAATCAGGATGCTGTCAATGAATATTCTCTGCGTTTTCCAAGATTTATGAAATTTAGGGGATTTGAAAAAGGGGAGAAAATCTAAACATGAGCATCAATCAAACTGATATCATTAAAAAGGCAATGGCAGAAAATAGAAAACTGTTTTTGAGTGAAATGAAACAATTGAATGACAAAATTGATGCATTGGACGCAAGACTCACAAAACACATTTCTTTCATAGAGAATGTGTATGCACCACTCAGCAACAGCATCGATAAATTTAAAAAATTTTTTAAATAACATGAAGAAATATGTGATTGAAGTTTCTGTGGGTGACAATGTATCAGTGGGACGTTTTAGAAATGTTTTAACTAAAATAAGAGACATCACATTAGATGCACATGGACAGCCCATCATACACACCAACAAAGGTCCAAAAAAACTATTCAGTTGTAGATTAACCAAACTGGAACCAGGCACTAAAACACCTAAACAAATACTGCAGGAAAAAAGATGAGTCAGGACATGGCTCTGTGGTTTGGCATTGCATTGATATTTTTCATAGGTGCTTGTGTGGGCTGGTATCTGTGTGTGGTATGGTATGAAAAAAGAATATTCAGCATGATTGATGCCTGTCATACACTCAATGCTCACACCATATCAACCTTGGAAAAAACACTCGAAACCAAACGAGACATACAGGAATTATACAAAGAACACAAATCTTAAAGGTTGATTTTAGATTGTTTAGGCTATATAAAACTATTATGCTTGAACAGGATGATCCGGTGGTTGAAACCAAACGACCCAATATACAGGAAGTTATTCAAAGTCAATCACGCAGTAAAAAACAAGTAATAGAAGAGATCATCAATAAATTTTATGATGATCCTAAAAATTTTAGCCTCACAAGTTTTAATTTTTATGACATCCTAGTGAAAGCTGGAGTCAACCAAGCACACGCGAGATACATACGTCAAGACTATCAAGAATTTTTAGATGAAGTGCAAAGTATCAATAAAAAACCAGACAGCAATGCCAGCGAAGATGATTTGGATTTTCATCAACAATTGTTGGAAGCCTATGAAGATTTAACCAAACAGGATATTGAACTGTTGAAAGAATTACTGACCAGTTGTGTCAAAGCCTGTGACTTGATCATAGACACTGCCAAAGCCAACCGTAAACGACCAAAAAAACGCCACAGACCCAAAGAACGCATTGTGGCCAAATTGAAATACAAAATTAATGATGACAAATACCATGTGGTCAGTGTGAATCCCACTGAAATCATAGGTGCCAGTTATCTGTGGGTGTTTAATGTGAACACACGCAAAATAGGTCGCTATGTGGCCAAAACATTGGATCCGCAGGGCATGGGCAGAGATGGCACAGGACTGCAGGTCAAAGGCACCAGTATCATAGGATACAATGAAGAAACCAGCCTGCAAAAGACCCTTAGACAGCCAGAAGCACAATTAGAAGAGTTCAAGAACTGCGGTAAAATTAAAATCAAGACATTTTTGGAGGATATAAAAACCACCGAAACCAAACTGAATGGACGCATAAATCCAGACACCATACTATTAAAAACTTTGGCATAAATAATTGCATGCCAAGCAATGCTAAGAAAAACCTCGAGAAAAATGTAGCTGCAATCAACAACAGTGCAGACGAATTCACCAACAGTCTAAAAGCACTGGCTAATTCCACAGCAGATATGATTGATAACAAGCATGTGCAGAGCAAACCCATTGAATTTTTTGGCACAGCTGACAACTCACCCTACAACAAAGGACTACAATGGACCGGAGTGGGAGACACCAAATATTTCATTCTGTTGCCAGATCCAGATCGCATTTGGAGCAGTGTCAACATAGACCTAAAAGATGGCAATAGTATCAGCATAGACAACACGCCTGTGTTGAGTGCCAATGAATTAGGCAAAACAGTGACCAAAAGCAATTTAAAACAAGTGGGCACACTGAAGAATCTAGTGGTGGCAGGTGATTTAAATGTGAGTCAATTTATTGTGTTTGACTCAGGCATGAACAGATTAGGGGTGGGCACAGAAAGTCCAAATGCTCAACTCAGCGTGGCCAGCAACTCAGTAGAATTCATTGTGGAGCCACAAGCAGGTATGGCAAACATTGGCACATTTACCAACAGCGGCCTAAACATTAGAACTGACAACACAGACAGAATATCTATAGCAGCTAATGGAAACATAGCGTTGGGAATCAAAGGCAACACTGAAACAAAAATAAATCTATATGGCAAAGTGGGCATAGGAGTAACCAGCATAGAACCAGACATAAGTCTCAGCACAGTTGGAGCAGTTAAACTGCAAAATAAAAAGTTCGAAGTTGGCAATGCTATTCCAGTGTCAGGCACCTATAACAAAGGTGATGTGATGTGGAACGCTAATCCATCTCCAGGGAATGTGATAGGTTGGGTCTGTGTATTAGCAGGCACACCAGGACAATGGAAATCATTCGGAAACATATCAAATTAAAAAAACGTAAGTTAAAAAACCAAATTAAATTTTGGGAAAAGATGGGCAAAATAGGTCCAGCTTTTCTATTAATTTTAATATTGTTTTTATTATTCACGCAGGAGAATTCTCAAGATTGGTTATTGTTGAGTGTGGCTGGCATGCTGAGTGTGGTGGCTGTGATATGGTGGTGGTGGGTGATAAATTCTGTAAACAACATATATGACACCATGCAGCGTTCTATGAAAAAATTTGAGAAGATTATATTAGAAATCAAGCAAATAAGAACACAGTATAAACAAAATAAAGATCAATAACTCCAAACATCTTTTAGATATTGCTTGTGCCAAAAACGATAATATCCTTTTTGTTGTAAATTCTTTCTTGCAGCCATGAGATCTGATCTTGGTTGACACAATATTAAATTTTGCCGCATGTTGCCTGTGTTGATACCTTTAATTTTTGTATTGTACTGTGAATGATCTGGCAAAAAAATATATTTTTTATATCTGTTGTTGAATCTGTCACACACAGATTCCATTTGTTTCGTTGTGATTGTTTGGTTCATTCTGTATATGATCACTGCTGCATGATTAAAAATTTTCATGTCCCGTTGGAAATTTATATTGTTGTGAATGCACTGTATGATTTTATAATTGGCTTTGGCTGCAAAAGGGCATATGTTCCAACCATTCAAACTGGGATAAGTTTGATTGAGTCGTTGAATCCAATGTGTGATTGATGTTTGCATTACTATGCCAAGAAAAATTCTAAATTTTCTTTAAATTTTACTGTTAAAGACATCCTACGATCCACCCCTTCGTCTAGTATCACATTGTGCAGCACATCAGTTCTCAAAACTGTGGGCACATACAACCGGAAACTGTCAATTAACTCACAATCATTAAAATCAGCATAAATTACTCTCTGTAAATTTCCGTCTGCATCTGTTTTTGTTTGTTTGCCATCTTTTAATCTGTAATAGTTGGTGGTTGATTTTTCACAGTTTAAAATTGGTAAATTTATTCTCACTGCATCAGATTCTTTGGTGTCCGTGCCCACAGAACTGTGATAATCTACATGAATAAAATCATGCCATTGAGCATTTGACACAATCACAGCCAAATCAACCACAGTGATTGCATAAGGATTAAAAATTGTTTGTAAATTAGGAAATTCATTTAAAATTTTTTTCACATCGAGAGGTATGAAAAACTCCTGCCTATGTGCATAGTGTTTGATCAAATAGGGCGTGATGTTCTGCAACAATGATTGAAAATCTTTGTTTAGGTCTAGATGTTTGTAAAATTTCATATCAGCGAGAGGTTATAAATAATAGCAGTATTTATAAACCAAAAAATATATCATACTATGATTGTGATAGGCAACGGTGAAAGCAGAAAACACATTAATTTTGATTTAATTAAAGAATTGAAAGTGGGCTGTAATGCCATCTGCAGAGACTGGCACATGGATCATCTCATCTGTTGTGATAGAAAAATGGTATTGGAGGCACTCACGAGGATTGATTTCAACAAGACCAAAGTGTACACACGCACAGACAATGTTCACATGGACAAAAATTTATTGGCATTGCCCTCACTGCCCAAAGTTTCAAAGGATCGCAGAGACCAACCCATACACTGGGGCAGTGGTGCATATGCTGTGCTGCTGGCCAGTGGCATCAACAGCAACTCTTTGATCAAATTGATAGGATTTGACTTGTATGGCAACCTCAATTTGCTGAATAATGTGTACAAAGACACACAAAATTACAACAGTTCTGCCAGTCACAGCGTGGATCCTAGATATTGGATATATCAAATGGCATTGTGTTTTGACGCTCATCCACATCAGAATTATGTGCTGTATCACAAACCAAATTTCAATGTGCCTGCAGAGTGGAATTCAGCCAATCTATCATTTAAGCTATTGACAGATTTCAGTTAAGACATTATATTTGTCTATAAATAGATTTAAAATGTCTACACAGAGGACTTGGTATAATCCCTCTATAAAAATTCTTCTACCATATTAAACAAAGAAAATTGATATGGTAAAATATTACAGTACAAAAACTTACGGCAATGATCGTGGATTCAGCTGTGCGTTTAGACAGCCCAATGCCACACATTCACACTGTTCACAAGTTCACGGCTACAGTTTAGGTTTTAAATTTGTGTTTGAATCAGAACATCTAGACAATAACAATTGGGTGTATGACTTTGGTGACTGCAAATGGATCAAACAGTATCTGGAAGAAACTTTTGATCACACATTGGCCATAGATGAAAATGATGAATATCTGCCTGAATTGCGCAAGTTAGAAGAAAAAGGATGGTGTAGATTGAAAGTGATGCAGGGAGTGGGCTGCGAAAAATTTGCACAACATGTGTATGATTATGTGGCACCTGCCATACTACTGCGCACACAAAACAGAGTGAGATTGCACAGCGTGGAAGTTTTCGAACACGGAGCCAACTCGGCTATTGTACAAAAATAAATATTGACGTTATGTCAAATCAGTATGTGGTGTGCGTTAAGCACGGCAGCAAGTATGATAGTCAATATGTGAATGTGTTGCACAGCATGGTGCAGCGCTATCTCACAGTGCCACATGAATTTGTGTGCTACACAGAAGATCCAAGAGGTTTAAATTCCAACATTGTGGTGAAAGCACTGCCCAGCATACATTTGAAAGGATGGTGGTACAAAACCATGCTGTTTAATCCACAACTGGAGTGCAAAGGCACCATATTATTTTTGGATCTGGATTTAATAATTTTTAGAAACATAGATTATTTGTTCACACACGAGCCAGGCAAATTTGTGGTGTGCAAAGACTTCAATAGATGTTTTCAACCACATTGGCAAAAGTTCAACAGCAGTGTGGTAAGATGGTGCACAGGGCAACACGCACAATTGTACAATAACTTTATCAAAGATCCCGTGGGTATCAGTAGAAAATTTCATGGTGATCAAGACTGGTTGTTTGATCAGGTCAAAAAAGATTTTGTGTATTGGCCTGAAGAATGGATACAGAGTTACAAATGGGAAATGCGTGGAAATCCTAAATTGGTACGCACTGCTATTGGTAAAAATTTTGTAGGTCCAGGTGAACCTAAAATAAAAAAAGCCACATCTATTGCAGTGTTTCACGGCGATCCCAATCCGAGAGAGTGTGTGGATCCTTGGTGCCAACAACATTGGAAATAGTGTTAGATCGAATACTCATTGACTTGGATCAAAATATAGCATATACTACAGCATGATTAAAAGGATAGGTTTTTGTTGTGATTATTTTCATCCGGATCGCACGCTCAGCAAAAAACAATTGGAAGAGATTGAACGCCCACGCAACACCAGAGCAACCACTGTGCGTTGGCTGAACGAACACAAAGAACAAGCAGAAGAAAAGTTAGATTTCATATTCAAACACAACATAGAATCCATAAAAAATTTAATTTTTAAAGTGAGTGAGTTACCACACAGCAGACGCATGTGTAGAATCAGTTCAGGCATACTGCCTTGTGCCACTGAAAAAACTTGGAGATATTATTGGGACAAACCTGAAATCATCAATTATTGTGAAAAACATTTTGCAGAGGCAGGTGAATTGGCTCGCAAACATGATGTAAAGATATCATTTCATCCAGGACAATACACTGTGCTGGCTTCTGAAAACCCTGACATAGTGGAACGCAGCATAGACGAATTTGAATATCACGTGAACATGGCCAGGTGGATGGGATTTGGTAAAAAATTTCAAGATGGCTGCAAAATCAATATACACATATCTGGTAAGCAAGGACCAGAAGGCATTATCAAAACACTGCCTAGGCTGTCACCAGAGGCTCGTAATTTGATCACTATAGAAAATGATGAAATGGGCTGGGGTTTGGATGCCACACTGCAATTGGAAAAACATTTGGCACTGGTGTTGGACATACATCATCATTTGATCAGAGAAGAGGAATACATACAAGCCAACGATGACAGAGTCAAAAGAGTGGTGGATTCATGGCGAGGTATGAGACCCACCTTGCATTACTCCTATTTTAGAGACGAAGCTATGCAGCACGCATTTGATGCCAACACTCAACACATGATGCACAAAAGTATGCTGCCCATAAAAGATTTGATCACATTAGGATGCAAAAAAGTTAAATTGCGATCTCATAGTGATATGTTGCCTAATGCAGCACAGAATGAATGGGCCTTAAGTTTTTTAAAAGCATTTGACATTCAAGTGGAGGCTAAATCTAAGAACTTGGCTGCTGAACAACTGTGGAATCAGGCAGTTGAATTGAATTTGATATGAGTGAAAAAACCAAACAACTGCTGCAAAAATTAAAAGAGATCACCGACAAAGAACCACAGCCACAAATCATTGATGGAGTGGTGGTCAGCAATGGAGGGGCCGATAGGATTTATCAATATTTTCATGGATCTGTGTATTTGGTCAACAAGGACAACAGCTATTATCAGGGCAAAATTACTAAAAAATTTATAAAAGTCACCAATGATCGAGGAGAAACATTTAGATCATATGTGTATGAGACTGCGGATGGTAGATGGTTTGATCGTGCAGGAAGACCCACCACCAAGCCCAAACAAACAGAAGCAGAAGATTCTGAAGAAAGTCAAACTGAATGAAAGACGACGAACCTTTTTGGACACCACCCAAAGATCCTTGGAAGTTGGAAGGATTTGAGGATGAAGCAAAGCGTTTTCTTAAATACTTGAAAACAGTGAGTGTGCAAAATTTAGAACCACATGATTTGATTCAAGCACGCAGAAAACCAGGACTGAGAAAAATAAATAAAGTTATGTCAAGCGAATTAAAAAATTGGATAGCACTGTTTGAAACCAAGAAAAACAGAGAAAAACAACTGGTGCTGGAAAAACTACCCTATGCCACCAAGGATCTGGCACCCATATTGAGTGAAAACAATGTGGATTATCACTACAATGTGCTCAGCAGAGGCTATGTGGAACGCTACAACAGCGGCAAAGGTGATCCTGAATTCAATTATGGTGGAGCCAAACTGCACAATTTATTTTGGGCTCAATTGCAGTCACCCAAAGGCAGCAATCTACCCAAAGGCAGCATAAAAGAGTTCATAGAAAAAAAATACAAAGATTATGACATATTCAAGGAAGAACTGCTTTCAGCAGCCATGCGTCTGCAGGGATCTGGCTGGGTGTATCTCAGCAAAATTGGTGACATCAAGTTAACCCCCAATCAAACATATCGCTCAGACATTTTGATGCCCATAGACATGTGGGAGCATTCTTTCATGGATTATGTGCCTGCCAAAGACGCCAAAAAAAAATACATTCTAAACATTCTTAAAATTGTCAATTGGAATGTGATCAACGATAGACTGAATCAATAGTTAAAGTTCACCAATAGGACGAGTGCTGCTGACATCCATGTCCAGCAATTTGCGTTGTTTTACTCCCTGTGCCTGAGCAAATTTTTTTTGATTGCATTTATTACACACGTGCTTGTAATAATTGCTGATGCGTTTGGCAGCCACTGCTCCACGCTCTCGTTCAAACAACACATTACAACTATCGCATTTGAATTTGTAGTAGGTTTTTGTGCGAATAATGTGGTGTTTTTTGCCCAACTTGCTGGTGCGTAGATTTTTAGTTTTTCTTTTTTCTTCACCTAGAAACATACAGTTATTTACATTAGGATTAATAAAATTTTTACTAAATAATTTGATACATGGACGTGATAACAGTAACAGAAAAAGCCCGACAACGCATACAGCATCTGTGTGCTACTAATGCAAAATACGCTGTGCATTTGGGTGTGAAAGGTGGTGGTTGTGCAGGTTACAGTTATGATTGGGGTTTTGCGGATCGTAGCGAAGTACTCAGTTCAGATGTGCTGATTGAATTTGACAAAGGTGCTCTTATGATAGATGCTGCCAGTGTGATGTATGTGATGGGCACAGAATTGGATTTTGTGGATGAAGTGTTTGGAGCACGTTTTGAAATAAGAAATCCCAACGCCAAAAGCAGTTGTGGTTGTGGCGAAAGCATAAATTTTGAAAAGGAAGTGGCATAAATGGTCAAACAGATTATCAACACAGGGGTAGAAGGTAACGATGGTACCGGTGATAGCATACGAGATGCGTTTAGAAAAGCAAATGAAAATTTCACAGAACTGTATGCAGTGTTTGGTCAAGGTGGCCAAATAGGTTTTACTTCATTATCTGACACTCCAGATGTTTTAGGAGCATTGAAAGTTCCTGTGTCAAATGCTTCCGGCACAGCACTGACCATGAGATCATTCACCAGCGGCACAGGCATATCCATCAGTTTGTCCAACCCTAATACCATTCAGATTACAAACACAGGTTCAGAATTTGTTGCAGACACATCACCCACAGCAGGTGGTCCAGTGGATCTAGCAGGATTTGGTATTGGTAGAGCCGCAGTCAGCAGCACAGCAGTGTCTGATTTCAATGCCACTCACGGTGCCAGCATCACCATAGATGATTTGGTGATCACAAAAGGATATGCAGATCAAAGATATATCAAGGCAGGCGGTGGCAGCGGGGTTTCTGGTCAGATCAGAGTGCGTGAAGAACCTGTGGATGCCACACAGTACACAAAAACTATTGGCAGTTACACAGCAGGCAATGTGGTAATCACTGCTCATGGTTATGACACATCCGTGAATGGTTTGGAAATCACATATGAAACCACTGGCAGTGCTGCCACGGGTTTGGTTGATGGCAACAATTATTTCTTAAGATTTGTGAATGAAAATCAGCTCAGCCTGCATTCAACTGAAGCAGGAGCTGTCAATAACACAGGCAAAATCACAGTATCAGGTGGCACTGGTGTGCAGACTATCACAGATGCTGCTTATGATTCATCATTGCAAGGATTTTTCTCCAGCGATGAAGCATTGCCTAGACGATCTGTGGTCAGACGTCAAGGCGACGATATGGAAGGAGCATTATTTCTTTTCGATCATCCAGGCGATCTAGCAGGACTTGGCACACCCAATGGTGCTGAAGATCTACAAGCTGCTACAAAATTTTACGTAGACAACACCAGTTACAGCTCACCCACAAATCTTTTTGTCAGCACATTGGGTGATGACAATATGGAAGGTGTGCCTCCGGACAAAGTGGGCAGCAGTTTCAGTTACGCCTACAAAACAATTAATGCAGCGTGTGCAAAAGCTGAAGAGATTGTGTTTGCCACTCCGGTTGAATTGGGACCATACAAACAAACTATCACATACAACAGTGGAGCTGGTCTTTCATTGGTGGTCACTGAGGGAGTAACCAGTTCCAGTGGTTACAACAATGCCAAAGTATTGATTGACGGCAATAGAACATTCATCATCAAACAAATGATAGCTTTTGTCAACACCACCTATCCTAATTTTACCTATGATGAATTGATTTGTGAGAGAGATCTCGGTTATATTTTAGACGGCATCGTGATAGATTTGTTGGCAGGTTTAAATGCCAACGTGAGAAGCATACAAGCTGGCGTGAGATATTACAGCAGTCAAAGTGGTGCCAAGGCAGTCAATCAACAATTGACTGAAACTTTGGCTGGAATCAACTATGCCAAATCCATCACCAACACAATTCTACAAAATGTGGCAGTGACCCCGATATATGATGCTGGTTATTCACAATTTTTTGATGCACCTTCCATAGTGGATGCCACAGGCAGAGCATCAGTGGCTGCTAAATTTGACATCATCACTAACATCATTCAGAATGGCATTTCAGCTGTGCCACCAGAAGTGGAAGGCAGTACCTACACACTGACGATAGACAATGGCAGCTTCGGCAATGTGGATCAAAACGATTCCAACAATCAAGATCTTATACCTGGCAAAATAGTGCGAGGCAAGGTGAGTGGTGCCATAGGTAGAATTGTGACTGTTTCAGCAGGTGCTGCAGTGGATACTTTGACAGTGATACTGTTGGAGCCGCTGGAGTTTTCTGTGGGTGAAGGTTTAGAATTTGCATCACCATTCAAACGTGCCAACATCACTATTAGAGTGGAAAGCGGCACATATCTAGAAGATTTACCTATCAAAGTGCCCACTGGAGTCAGCATCAAAGGTGATGAGTTCAGAAGAGTGTTGGTAAGACCTAAACCAAGATTGAGTCAATCATATTGGGCAAGCACATTCTTCTATCGAGACACTGTGATAGACGGTTTGACAGTGACATCCACCAACTTTGGCAGACATTATTTGCAGGATCCTACTGACACTCTCGACATTGGTCCCAGTTATGTGAACGCGGGTAATTATGATACCTTTGCAGAAACCATTCTAGATGCCAAGTTGGCCGTACAGAACGCAGTGATCACCTATGTGAATTCTTTATTGAGTCCCGGTCTACTCAATGCTGCAGATGAAGCTGAAACTAGACGTTACACAGGTCTGATTGTGGATGCTCTACACCTGGATCTCAAACGCGGAGGAAGAGAACAAATTTTAGAACAGCAAGGTAATTTCCTTGGAGTAGCTCTTTCAGCACAACAACAACAAGGTATCACTTACATTGCCACCTATATCAACGCCAGTGTGATAGCCAGTGCATCAATCACAGTGAAAAATATTGTGACCAATGCAATGACTTCTATCGTGTATGCTTTCAATGCATCATACAATCCACCACTTGACAACAGGGAGATGGATATGTTCATGATGGGGGAAGCCACCATATTGAGAAATATCACAGGTCAAAGTCACGGTGGATTCATGTGTGTGCTGGATCCTGAATCACAAGTTTTAAACAAATCACCATACATTCAAACGGGAGCCAGTTTCTCTGCCAGCACCAATGCACAAGCATTCAGAGGTGGTATGTTTGTGGATGGTGGCTGCGGCAATATGACCATGAATGTGGACATCGCAGGCAGTGTTGGACCATTCGAATTGGCAGTGTACAGTGATCCTGACGAAGGACTATTCATAAGAAAACCACTCACACCCACAGCATTTTTTATATCTGGTGCAAGATTCCAAGTGGATGCTATCAAAGATTATGACGGCCCAGCAGGCACAGCCACACTGTTGTTGAATGCTGCCAGCAACAGCGGTTTAGGATTCACAGCTACCAGTCCAGATCCTTTCCCAATAGTTCTACAAACCGCCGGTAATAAATCACTGCTGAGCAACGATTTCACTCAGGTCAACGACATGGGATATGGACTGTTGGCCACCAATGGTGCACTGTCAGAACAAGTCAGCATGTTTACCTACTACTGTTACACTGCTTACTATGCATTGAATGGAGCACAGATACGTTCTCTCAATGGATCAAACGCTAACGGTGTTTACGGATTGGTATCAGAAGGCTCAGATCCTTTGGAATTGCCGGATGAAGTGCTGCTGGTGGAGAACATGGTGCAAGTGGGCAAGGTTTATGACAACGGAACCACATATGTGAACCCTGCAGCTGGACTCACTGTGTATGTGTATGATTTAGAATACATACCATTCAATAGATCCGAATTGGAAATAGACCATGATCCTTTGGATTCATCTGTGTCGCTTGGGGTAACTAGATATGAAATCAATAATATTGAAGCCACTCCTATCACAGTGACCGGTGCCAGTGTCACTAGAAGTGGCACAGTGTACAAATTAAATCTCAGCACAGCAGGGTCCAATAACACTGCAACTGGTGGACTGCAGGATGATTTGTACAATCTACAAATAGTGACCATCAGAGCCAGTCAGGCGCATCGTTTCAGTGGCGTTATTGATGTTTCACCTACCAGACCCAGCACTGCTTTAGTGTTCTACAACGACAACAATGACACAGTGTATCGAACCACTGCTTTCAACATAACCAATTCAATTGGCACAGCTCTGCCTGCCAACAACGTGATTACCACTTTTGACACTGCTTTTGATGTGGTAAGATTGCAGATTAGACCAGCGTCTGCTGTGTTGAGCACTTTTGCAGGTGCAGGTGGAACCACCATGGGAGCCACAGCAGGTGATGACGTGATTGCCATAGAATTAATCACAGAAGCTGCGGACATCACCAGATTGAACACAGGCAATATGAGTTTTGGTTGGGATGGTAAAACACACAGAGTGATCAACTACATTGATAGAGGCACTTTTGCCACTGTGCAAATAGCCGACCTCACCAGTATCAACACTTCCAGCGCAGTGGTGGGCATACATTCACCCTTGGTAAGGGGAGCAGGCACAGAAAACATAGTACTGCGTTGCGGACTGTTGGCCAATTCTAATGCCAATATCACTGTGAAAATTTCCACTTGTAGAGCCACAGGACATGACTTTTTAGACATAGGTTCAGGCAGCTTCAATGACAGCAATTATCCCAACAGTGTTTTTGGTGATCCCGCTTCCACACCTACACAAGAAAATGAAGTGCAAGAACGAGGCAAAGGTAGAGCATTCTATGTGAGCACTGACCAAGATGGTGTGTTCAGAGTGGGAAGATTTTTCACTGTGGACCAAGGCACAGGTTCAGTTACATTTAGTGCCAGCATTGCATTGAGTAATTTGGATGGATTAGGCTTCAAACGAGGTGTGGTTGCAGCAGAATTTTCCACAGATTCTGCAATGACTGACAATGCTTCTGACACAGTGCCAACAGAATCAGCTGTGAGAGGCTATGTGGATCGCAGACTGCACTACACCAACGCTGGAACACTGGTAGTGAATCCAATTGGACCAGGAGCACTGGCCAGAGACGGCAGCACATCATTCACAGGCAACATATCAGCAGGTGGTTTTAGATTGACCACACTGGGAGCACCGGTGTCCGCTTTGGATGCTGCCACAAAAACCTATGTGGATGTGCAACTGGGAAGTACCGATCAACTTGAAGATATAAGAAATGTGGACATTGCTGGTTTTGCAGCCAGTCAAATTTTGATATTCAATGGCAGAAAAAGAATTTTTACCAACCCTGAATCCGGTGGCACATTTGCTGTGGGCAACACACTCACTGGTTCGGTCACAGGTAGCACAGCCACCATCGTGGACTATGATGCAGTGACACTGCCGGCAGGCACTGCTGCTAGAAGAGTGACCTATCAGCTGATATCAGGACCTGATTTCACCACAGCAGATTCGGTCAGCACAGGAGGCGGAGTATCTGCACAGGTCATAGATGGACCTATGAATGAAATAGCCAACGCTGTGGCTGATCCTGCGTCAGACATCACTCTCACTGCCACACGCACCACAGCACAAACCAACCTTAACATACAAATAGTGGCCGGCAGCATACTGAATGCTGACGTAAATTCTGCTGCAGCCATAGCGCAGAGCAAATTAGCCATGCAGGCTGCTACCACTCGAGTCAATGCTGTGGGAATCAGCCAAGCAGATTTAGGACTGGCTGCATTTGACAGCGGAGATTTCACAGTGACCAATGGTTGGGTGTCGCTGGCCAGTGGTGGTGTTGATTTGGCAGATTTACCCAACGTCAGTCAATATCAAACATTTGGTAAGAACACAGCAGGATCTGGTTCACCTGCAATTGTTGGCTATGCTGACATATTGAACTTTGGCGGTGCACTGCAGGACACAGAATTTGCCACAGAAGTCACAGCAGCACCCACAGATCCAGGCAATGTTCTCATAAGAACAGGCACTTCACCTTATGCATATGCTTTCAGCAATGTGACCACATCAGCAGAAGTGAACAGTTTGATAAAATCTGATGGTGCAGGCAATGTGGATGTAGGTTCACTGTATGTGGATGGCAGCAAATTGTTGGATGCCAACACAGGCACAAACACAAACATATTCACCACAAGAGGTGGTATTGATTTCTTGACTGTGGTGGGCAACACTGTCACAAATACCACGCTGACATTCACAGGAAGAAAATTTAATTTTGGTGGCAACACACTGCCCAACTCTCCCACTGCGGACACTCTACAGGCCACAGGGGTCAACGAAGGCAAGGGCATCACCACACCACATCTTTTCACAAGATTCATTGAAACTGACACAGTGGAGTCTGGAGGCACAGGTATTGCATTGGGCGCAGCTGGTGGCACATTTGCAGGAGCAGGCAAAGTCAGCATTGTGTTGGGTGGTGCAGTGCCTTTCATATTCGCAGGAGATGCAGATGATTCTACCATAGTAACACCTGGAGTGTATCCAGATGCCACTGACTCCTACACCATTGGAAATTCCACCTACAAATATAAAACCATATTTGCCACCACCTTCCACGGCACAGCAACCAATGCACTCTACGCTGACTTGGCAGAAAATTACACTGCAGATGTGCAGTATGACGCAGGCACAGTGGTGATGTTTGGTGGTGATAGAGAAGTGACCATCAGTACGGGTGAAGCCAATCACAAATTGGCCGGAGTGGTCAGCACCAAGCCAGCATTTTTGATGAATGAAGAATTGCAAATGACTGCACCTTGTGCAGTGGTGGCAGTGGCTCTGCAGGGTCGCGTGCCTTGCAAAGTTGTAGGCAAAATCAACAAAGGTGACATGCTGACCACCAGCCACACACCTGGAGTGGCTCAAGCCATCAAAGGCACAGCTGAGTTGGGCACTGTGATAGGTAAGAGTTTGGAGCATTATGATTCAGACCAAGTGGGCATAATTGAAATAGCGATAGGTAGATAATATGGCCAAACAAACAGTGAACATAGGCAGCAGTGCAAACAAAGGTGATGGTGATCCATTACGCACAGCGTTTGACAAAATCAATGATAACTTTGATGAAATATATGCTGCCATAGGTTCGGATGGCAGCATCTTCAATCCACTCAGTGTGGACAGCCACATATTGCCTGATGTGGACATTACTAGGGATTTGGGATCACCAGCCAAACGTTGGCGAGACATCTTCGTCAACGATGGATCTGTGTACATTGGCGATATCAAACTCAGCAACGACAGTGGTACACTGAAAGTACAACAGGTCACAGGAGCTGGCACAGTAGATGAAGAACCCGTGCCCGATACGCCTGGAGCAGTGACCACAAATAGATTGGTCAACGGTGAACACACATTAATTTTAACAGATAATGGCACCATAGAACTTGATGGTGCTGCATTCACAGGAGCCACTGGTGCTACAGGTGCCACTGGTGCTACAGGTGCCACTGGCGCTACAGGTGCCACTGGAGCCACAGGACCACAAG